TTCGGAAGCAAGAGACTTTCCGTTGTAATGAGTCTTCAGGATGCGACCCAACCACTCAGGATAACCGTCCCAGTGGTGATAAACAGAGAGCACAGAACCATCTTTAAGTTCAAGACCGATGCGAGCACGGGTTGCCATTGTACTGAAGTAATGTGTGGGTGAGGGTGCCCCTAGTTCCCTCATTTCCAGCAGTATGCTGGTTGTTAGAGCAAGTGAAGGATCTTACCTATGACCTATCCCGTTGTCGGGTGGTTTCGCTAGGAGGGTTCGCTTCTGAAGTTAGTATAAGGCATCCACCAGGGGATTCGAATCTCCCTGTGTCACTTGCTCAACTGTCACATTCTCTATTCTCTGTTTAGCAATCTCAAAATAGTCTTGATCGCTCTCCATACCAATAAACTTTCGGTTTAAGTTTAGTGCTGCAACACCAGTAGAACCAGATCCCATACAATTATCGAGGACAGTTTCACCTTCATTAGAGTAAGTTTTAATCAACCATTCCATCAATGGTACTGGTTTTTGTGTAGGATGAACTTGTTGTTGAGCACTAAAATCTCTGGATATATTAACAATAGATTTTGGATATCGTGTTCCTTTGTTCTCAAATTCTTTTACTGGTTTCAATCCATAACCATGAGGATTTCTTTTACTCACATATCCTTCTGGGTTCTTACTCTTTCTCTTAAATGGATCTCCCTTCTCCATTTGTGGATTATATGTGCCACCAGGTTCTTTAGCAAACAAGAGAATATTTTCATGTGTTTTCATTGGTCTATACTTAGCAAGACCAGGAGATCCACATTTATTCTTATTCCAAACCAATTCATATTTGAACCACTTGATATTGGAGCATATCAACTGTGCGGAGAATGGTTGAGAACCAAACAGACAGATCATACCCTTCGGTTTAATAATTCTGCCATATTGTTCCCACATGGCATTAAAATCCAAAACTTCATCCCATTTGATGCTGGTAGTACCGTATGGGGGATCGCAACAAATAAAATCAACAGATTTGTCTGGAATCTCTTTCATGAGTTCCAGACAGTTACCTAGTTGTAAATCAGAGTTGCTCAAAACCTTCATGCGAGTTGATTTTACGTCGTACAGATTCTTTATAACATCCTACCAGAAAATCATATGCTTGTCGATAGGTACGATCAACTGGTGTGGTATTATCTGCCCACTTAATTTGAAAGGGGAGATTATTTCCGTTGGGAGTGAGTTTGCTAAGAGACTTGAGTGAAGTGAGATGAACCTCGTTGTTTTTCTTATTCAAAGAGAAGATATAATAATCACGATTGTTCTCTTTACCACCATGGTTTATCAGAGCATCTTGAAACTTCTTCCACGAAGATACATTCAACTTATCCTCAGGTAAATCAGTCAGAGCATACAAAATTGCCGCCTTAGAAGAGAAGTTATCAGCAGCAGTTCCGTAAGCAGACGACTTAAGGTTGAAATAGTACTCAAAGATTTTGACATCCCACCACCAACGCGCAGGTGGTTTGATAATATTCTCTTTACCATATTCCTCAATCAGTAAGTCAATGATAGTACTTTCGTCATCAATACTATTCACACGCCCATCTTCATGACTTTCACTGACTTTGATCTTGACTTTATTCAAGAACTCAAGAACCTCAAGCAGTTTAGGTGGGAATTTCTTGGGTTTAATACTGGTCACGGATTCATCCAATACTTACCTATTATAAAGGGGAAGTCCTTGGTAGAACTTCCCCCATGTGTCACTTATTAAACTGTCTCAATCATCGTAGATTTTACACTCTGCTGCATCAGGATGAGTGTCACAATACAACTCAAGTGCATTTGGATCATGATCATCTTCAGGATGATTTTCTTTATATGCTTTCAGTGCTTCTAACTCTTCTTCAGTATGTCGGCGTGACTGTGGTGAAATAGTAGGATCACCCAGAAGTTCCTCATCTTTCTGAATGTGTTTGTCGATGTTTTCCATGTTTTGTATCGTGATAATACTTATTTATTTTGATTGAGAGAAGTTGGACTCTTTTCCCCCAAGAGATCGAACCATCAACTCAGCAAACTTTTCCATCTTTTGAGCGGAAACTGATGCTGGACGATAGGTAATCGCCTCTTTTAGAGCATTTAGTTCATCAATTTCGTCTTTTGTAAGAACTTCAGTTCCAGTTTTTGCGAGAGTCATGAGTGATTTGCGATGTAACCCAATGTTAGCATTCTATAACACAACTATCTAGAAATTTAATATTTTCTTTGGGATTGCTGTTACAGAGGTTAATCTCCAAACATGGTTCCAAAGAATCCAGAGTCCCCATCTTTACGATTTTCAATTTTATCAATCAGGGCATCAGCACTGATCAAATTGTCAATTTGCATCACCATATCAGCAATATTCTTTGCTATGAATGGCTTTTCTTGTCTGGCAGCAAATGCCAGAGCATTACGAAGAGACGCCTCAGCCTCTCTCAAACTATTCTCAACTGACTCAGATAGCGCCATTCAAACGATCCTCACACTTACTATAGAAAGTTCCATTTACATAGCAGGACTTCCCAGGTTCATAGTATTTTACTACATTTGGTGGTCTATTGTCAATAACACAATGATCACCCTGTCCTGTAGTCAAACCTTCAGCACACATTGCTACAACAAGTGGAGCAAGAAGTTTAAGAGTATACATTATGCTTTAGGAGTCCATTCATAACCACCTGCTGCCTTGACAGTTTCAAGGTAAGGATCTGGTTTCGCAGAAACACTTGCCACACCTTTGTCAGTTTCTTTAATCCAAAAACCATCAGCCGTCATAGTCCAACCTTCTGCAACCATTTGGTCATATGTTTTATTTCTACCAGGATTGGTCCAATGCTCAGAGTGTCGAGCATCAAGTTCGGCACGTTTGGTATAATATTCTGCTTCACGCAGATTATACTCACGGCACCTCTCTTTTTCCTTCTCTTCAGCAGCATCACACATCGCATTCATTTCTTCTTCAGTGTACTGCTTGTGCTCTTCTGGATAATATGTTTCTTCCCAGAAATCAACCCAATCTTTTTTAGTTGGTCTGGGAAACTTTCCACCTGCCGCATCATAATCCCAACCATTAACATCATCAAGAGATGTATCAATTTCAACTGGACGATGACCCTTCAGAAGTGAAAGAAGTTCTACACTCTTGGTGAGATTCTTCTTGTGATACTCTACACTATCATTCACACACTTTACGATAGTGTTATAGATGTCTTCTGGAGTGAGATCCTCACAACTCAGAGCATCATTCACCCAGTTATCAAGTTGTTCGAGAGAATACTTCTTGTAGGAAAAGTCACTACTGCGGGGATCGTTCGAGTTCATCGAGGAAGTCCTTGATTGCTTGCTCCATAATAACCTGAATTTCCTTCTGTGTCAACTGGTTCATCCAGGACCATTTTGGGTCTTGTGGATCCCAGTCCATTGTGAAGGATCCGTCTTCATTTTGTGAAATTTTAAGAGTGTCTTTCATTTCTCAGTCCTAAGAAAAAATACTTGTGTTAGTCTACCAGTTTCGTTGTCTTGTCCAAAGTAATCTAAGGCACAATGCCATTGATATGATCTAAAAAGCATTAATCTGTTATAGACATTACCAACTTCATTAATTTTTTCCCACTTGGTAATGTCGTTGCGAACTCCAGGATTATCTTTGGAATAGTACTTCCATTTGAAGTAATCATGATACCCTAAAGATCCATCAAGTTTTGATTTATAGAAAGCAGTTCCAGCAGAAAGGGGTGCATCTGGCGTTAAAAACAAAACTCCACCCCAATTACCAATAGTATCAGAATGTACCCAACTTTTATCATTAGAAGTTGTTAATTGGAACGATCCAGTATAACTGATATCTTCATTCCAATCAGTAACTTTACCAGCATATGGTTCAACAATTGATTGAATACGATTTTTTAGTACGTCACCTAGAAAGTTTTCTGTTCTTTTTCCTGGGTAATTTCCATACCTTTCGAAAGGTTGTTCTAGCGCAAACTTTCTGACAGAATCAACTTCATCATAAAAGTCATCAACAACGATTAAATTAACGATCATCGCACTTTTCGTTATTCTTTTTCCAACTCTTACGAATTTTTCTCAACTCTCTGAGTTCTATTTTGATATTCTGATATGCTGTCTCGGCATCAATTTTTCCACCCATTTCCATGGCACAAATCATATCAACACGAGTGCCAAAGTGACTCAGTGCTTTCTCAAAGTTGTCCAAGTCTTCATACATCAGTCTTATGTTCTGCTAGGATATCTATACGAGCATCAAGAGAGTTCCAACACTCATAGAGAGCGTTAGATTGCCCAACCATTTCTTGCTCGATGAGTTTGATACGTTCTTCTAGTTGTTCTACTTTCTCAGCAAGAGTTTCAAGTGGAGAAGATTGTTCGATACCCCACTTTTGAAAGAACCAATAAGGATTTTGTTTAGCCATGAGTCTTCAATTCGACGTTAAGTTTATGAATTTCCCTCTGAACCCAGATCATTTCTTCCTGAAGACGAGCAATCTTTTGATCGTGAGACATTATCCAATCATAGTGCAAGTTTCTATCAAAGTCTGGTTCAGGAAGATTGTACTTTTGAGCAATATCTTTAGGTGGTGCCTCTTCTACCCAAGGGTATAAACGATATTCAAGTTCTGCTACTATTGACCACAAAAATACTCTGATCCTGAATAGCATTACAACTTACCACCAACAACTCCACTATTTACAACACGACTGGTTTTGTCATCCCATCCTTCTTGCAGTCCTTTAAGATAGAATCTTGTCATATGAATACAAGTTTTTTCATCTAGTGCAGAAACCAAACCATTGTTCTCTTTGTCATAACTGTGCCAGAGAAATCGTGCCTTTACAACATAAAAGCAATCATCAATCAGTTTCTTTTCAGCACTCATCGGGTCCGACTGTTTCATTGTGTTTATTAAATCCAAAAGGTCCTTCTTTTTCTTCCAGTGCTAGTTTGAGTGCTACACCACCGACTGCTTCCATTACTTTTAGAATGTCTTCTGGTTTAGCATCTTCACCCAGTTCTTTGGCGACATACCAATACTTTGGCCAGAATGTTTCTCCTGCCTTTTGATAGTCTTCAAGTGTTAATAGTTTCATCTAAGTAAGTTTCAGAATAAGCATAAGGGTAAAGTACATCAAGAATGTATGATAGATCGTGATACATTCCCTTATAACAAGGTACAGACTGTGGATGATTCATCTGATACTTTCTAACAGCAGTAAAGATAAGTTTCCACTGGTGATGTGTAAGTTCAGGCATCTTTCTTAAGGTCTGGGTGGGGAGCATACAGTGGACCAGGATAATCGTGAGGACGATTAACTCTGTTGTTGACAGAGGTATTATGGAGTTGCTTTAGTGCTGCCAGAACCTCGGGAGTTTCTTCCCAAGTCCATACATCTCCAGTTTTACCAGTGAATGTGCGTTGTGTCATTTCTTTAAGTGCTCCAATACTTTGGCGAAGTGCATATCGCCGTGGATGTAACCTGCGACGATTATAGCAGCAACACTGAGCATTAGCAAGCCCAACATTGCCACTACTTTCACATTATCCTGCAATTTCACTTTTGATGGTGAGCAGGGTTTTCATCATTGCTTCTAGAGTATCCATAGGGATCCATGCTGGATCCTCATCGTCAAACTGGACCAATACTTCAGTAACGTTCCTACGATACTGCATACTATAGGTTGTTCGAGTATTCTTTACGAATGAAATAGGATTACTCATTTTCAAATTTGTAACTGAGTTTGACGTCTTTTTTCTTTAGTTTGTATTTTTCCATGTGTTGCTTTCTATGCTCTTCGGTTTGAAAGTAACACTTGCGAGTCTCATTTCGATCCTTGTAAATTAGTTTCCAAGGAAAATCGTCGAACGGAAATTCTTCGTTGTGATCCATTACCTATGCTCGTAGATTGTGAAATCGTATGGGAGTTGCTCCCTCAACTTTTCTAGTATAGCACCATATTCTTTGTATCGTCTATCTCCAGCGATGAAATGATGCTGACGCTTCCAAATAGCATCAATCATTAATTCCAGTTCCTGATCAGTGAATTGTTTGTCAGACATCATTCTTGGTATTTTGTGTAGTACTTTGGTTTTTCAGTGTCAAATTCCCACCACTTAGCACCTTTCATATTCAGGCACATTAGGATGGTTTCATGCTCACGGTAGTATCTATCAGACTTTCGATACATGTGTCTACGTTGATAAGCACAAGACCAAACATTCCTATAGATCTTCGCCTTTTCGCTTAGTTCCATATTCTATCACAATCCTCTTGTATTCGGTGCGATTGTTTGATACAGTTTGATGATACCACTTACCATTTAGTTCTTTAGCAAGTTGGTCAAGTCGATACTTGGAATACTGTTTTTCTTCAGACATTAGTAATCATCTCCATAATCAATCCCCTTCATCTTTCTTCAGTTGGAAAGAACCATCGTTGTTATCAATCCATTGTAGCACATCTCCCTCCTTCCATCCAAGGGTTTCCAGCATCTCGGGAGGGAATGTTAGAATACCATCATCATCGATCTTTAGAACTGTTCTCATGTTACCATGCCCAACTAACTGCACTGTAGCGTTTTCCGCTCTTCACTTCCATTATACCATGAGGATAGAGAAATAGTGATGGAAATACTACAATATCTCCCTTTCTAAGGGGGACAACATAATCATCCCAGAAGAATAGTTCTCCACCATCATAGTCATCATTGAGATTTAATATCAAACTCAATATGGGAATACCTTTCTCTCTACCATCAAACAGAGCATTAATGTGGTCCTGATGTTGATCCAACATCTGTCCAGGAGAATACCTATTGAAGACGATGTTAGAAAACTTACTGGTAATAGAGTCTATCTTTTTACACGAAAACTTATTCTTTAAACTATAATTATTCAACACCTGAGATATGATAGGGGTTAGCATTCCCTGCAAATCAGGAGAGGCATTTTGAATATAGTGGTTCTTATCTTCATCTGTACTGTATTCATCTTTCCCATAACTATACCACTTGTGAGTGCGCCATTCACGCTTTTCAGTTTCACTCACAAGATAATCACACACAAATGAAGGAATAATAGATCTCTCAACTTGAATAAACTCACTCAAGTTTGTATCTGATTTATTCATTGTGGATTACAGACAATAATTGGATATGCGTTACCATAAGTGTCTCTACCCTGCTCACAGATGTATTGTGGGGGTGGTTCTGGTATCTTAGAAAGAGTTACCAGTGCAATGATAACTTGAAAGAATGGAAGGACAAAAACTATCTTGTCCCTCACTGTAGTGCTCTCTCAAGTTCGTTGATACGCATAAACTCTTCGTATGCTTTGTCAGAACGTTCTGACAGGATACTGAGAATATCCTCACGGATAATATCAGTATCCACATAATCATCAAAATACTTATCCAGTGCCTCCTTCAGGTAGCGTCTCCTGTGCCATTCTGGCGAATAGGGTCGATAGTCCATTACGATAGTGTATTTGCTATCTATTATAGGGGTTCTGGTCTTCATTGTCAAGTTCTTTCAAGTAATCAATCCACCACTGGGGGTCTTTTTCCATTCTCCATTTAGGTACAGGGAGTCCTTTCTCAAAGTAATACTCCCAGAGTGCCTGTTCAATAATTTCTTTAGTTTCAATAATTCTCTTCTTCTTCATCAACGTCTCCATATGCATTTTCCACGTAGGGTCCGTGTGGTCGTTTGGAGTCCTCTCTGACATAAGTTTGCTCTTCGTTGACGGCAGCGATCCATAACGAAAGTTTCATTACCAACCATATCACAGCAAGTGGTAAAAAACAAGCAACAAGGATTAGTGATTGTTTCATTCATCAACCTCCCAACACTTTTCGAACTTATCTCTTAACTCAGTTAGTTTTACCTGCTTTTGAAACTCTAGGATGTGATCGTTGATCTCTTTCTCATCATCAGTCAATTCCATACGATACATGAGTTTTATATCAATGAGTTTTACCATATTCATGTAAAACTCTGTACCTTTGTGAATAAACTGCTCGTAGGTCATTAGATAATCCCTTCAGAACATAAGAAGTGTAGAGTATCTTTCATGCTACCAATGTGCTTTGAACCATAGGCAACTTGTGGATATGTTGCCTCTTCACCAAACTCTTTGCGGAATGCCTTTTGGTCGAAATGTTCTCCCAGTTTATACTCATGAAACTCACCACCCAGTGCTTTCAGGAGCATACCAATACGCTCACACTCTTGACTTCCGTTAGAATAAATTACTGCTGTTTCTGTCAATCCCTTTGCCTCCAATCATCTGGTTTATCTTGGTTGAACCAATCTACTATTTCATCAGCACTACCAAAACCAGTGCGATGATTTGATGGATCTGGATCACCCAAACCCATCTTATTCATGAAGTCGTCCATGCTACCCTCAACCATGTCAGGGTTAGCAGCACGACCTCTTGCTCTCTTAAGCATCTCTCTAGCAGAAGTATTTGCCTTAGCAAGTTTCTCTGCCCACACCATATCTTCAAGACTTACTTGTTCTTGTAAGGCAATCTTATTACAAATGCCTTCAAGTCGAAGACGATACTGAGTTGATAACATATCAGTCCTTAGACTCCTCTTTGGTATTTATTTCCGCCATTATCTTCTCAGCCATCTTCAAAGATTGACGATATATTAAATATTTTACCACAGGATTGCGTGGATTGTGTAATAACCACCACCACTTCCTTTGTGTGTATTGTTTTACTAACTTTGTGACATAAAAAAACGCAGCGGCAACGCTCTCATCAGTTACGATGAAATACGCTGCCACTGCGAACAGTGCAAACAGTATGTAGTGAGAGTCCATCAACCAAACTCCTGATTCCTGCGGCGATCAAGATACTCTATGATCTCTCCTCGCCACTCCATCAATTCATGAAAACACTCTTCTTCATGAGCATACTGCCTCAACTCATGATCTGGTTTGAGAACACTTTCATAAAAGATGTAGAAAGCATCCTTTCGTTTTGTGTGTTTGTCCATGAATTGTTCCCTGTTTGTATTATTTAAACTACTTCTTCTTGGATTTTTTGATTTCCTTAAGAATGTAGTTCTTTGCTGAAGTATAGTTCCGTGCCTCATGGACAACAGAACCATGGTGAATGATGGCAAATGCCTTACAACCTATTATAGGCACTGCTGCCCACATTCCATCATTTGTTACATAACCTTGCGGATCTCCTGGTATTGGATCAAGAATACCAGGACGATCGATGAAAGGTTTCTGGAACTTTGCCATCAAAACTTAGCAGTGACACCCATCACTTGGGCATTAGGATTGCGAGCAAGTGCTACTTGACGTGCTTCCTGATAGTCACGGGCATGAACAGTTTCAGTGAAGACTTTACCAGCAACGTAGAGTTTAACTTCGCAGATCATGGTGGTTTTTTGATTACCTTGTAATTATACTGGAGAAATGGGAGGAAATTGTGGTGAGTGTGCCAGTATCAGCGGCGGACCACCGATACTGCAGGCATACCCTGATTGAAAACGGTGTCTACCACCGCCTGAACGCTCTTGGCGGTGCTGATGCCCACCTTATCATAGACGGGCACGCAAACCAGACCAAACGTTTTCTCAGCGCCTCCTAGGCGGATCACACGCCCAATGCTCTGGGAGATCCCGATGTAGTCCATGTTACGCATGAACAGAACTGCCTCCAAACCGCTCACGTTGATCCCTTCGCTCAGGATGCTGTGATGGAGCACCACGAACTTCTTAGAGGGATCCTTGCCCCAAGCGTTGAGAGTATCAAAGAAATACTCACGATCAACCTTCTGCCCATCGATGATGGCACCAGTCTTGCTGGTGATATACATGCAGGAGTAACCACGCTCGGCAAGTTGCTCGCGGAAATCAGATTCAGAGAGCAGTTTGATGATCTGCTTGGTAGAACGAGCAGCAATCAGGATCTTACCCAGATCATTGTCATCGATGGTATCCAGCAGGTTCTGAGAATCACGGTCAGCAATCATCTGCTTGTCCTGAACCATGTCCAGTTGCTTGACAACAACCTTAGGAGGAAGAATGTAACCCTCCTCTACCAACTTAGGAGCAGGAACATTACAGATCACGTTACCATAAACCTCAGGATCATTCATCCCAGGTTTGGAAACAGTGAGAGAATGCTTAGGAGTAGCAGTGAAGAAATAGCAGCGAGTAGCAGTAGAAGAGAAGTGCTCCGTAGCAGGGAAAAAGTTACGTT